ACAGCAAGCGGGTCAAGTTCCTTTGCCTTTGGTACTAGCGCAAAAGCAGTACAGATTGGAAAATTTGCATTTGGTGGAAGTGACGTTATAGGTGGGACAACCGCTGCGGCAATACAGTCAGGAAAGATTGTTTTACGCAGAGCTACCACAGATGCAACTGCAACAGTTCTTACTTCTAACGGGGTTGCAGCAACAACAACCAACCAATGTATTCTTGCCAATAGCCAAGCCATGACGATCACAGGAAGCGTCATTTGCCGCCAATCCGTCGCGCAGTCTGATAAAGCGTCTGGCTGGACTTTCACGGCAGTTATTCGCCGTGGCGCTACCGCTGCATCAACTGCTTTGGTTGCTGCTGTTGTCCCCGTGCTAGTTGCTCAAGATGTATCCCTTGCTGCCACAGTATTAGCAGTCACTGCGGATACCACTAACGGAGGTTTGGCTGTAACGGCTACAGGTATAGCAGCCACCAATCTTTATTGGGTCTGCGTTATTGACAGCGCTGAAATTACCTACGCATAAGGAAACATCATGGCTATCCAAAAAGACCTATCAAGTTCACAATACGGCGTTCCATTCACTGGCGCTTATTTTCGTATCGTTACAGCAGCGGTATCTCGTACACGTGATGCAGACAAGCGCCATTCAGTAATGATTGACGTTGCTGGCTACGCTACGCGGCCTAGTGATGACGATACCCGCGACATTGAGTTTCGTCGCTATCATTGCCCACTTGCTGAAGTCGAAGCCAAGTCTGGCGAAGGGTTTTTATCCAAGTGTTATCAATGGGTCATGGCTCAAGACGATATGAACGGAGCGGAAGCAGTATGAGTATTCAATTTAACCAAGTAGGAATACAATGGGTAACTTTTTTGGCGGGACATTTTTTTCGGGCGTGTTTTTTGGCGCGATTATAACCGCCGCACAACAGCTTTTGGTTAAGTTACGCACGTTTACGGATCGGAGAAGAATTTAAATGTCCCTAACTCTTAAAGCAATTACCACACGCCTAGGGTATCAGCAGATTACAACGCTGAGTTCAGCCACGGCGTTAACCGTCCCCGCCGTTGATGTTCAAGGGCTAAACTGTAGACCATCAATTGCCATTATCACGCCCGAAGCGCAAGCCGTTCGCTGGCGTGATGACGCAACTGACCCATCGTCAACGGTTGGTATGCCGCTGGCAGTCGGCGTAACTTTGCAATACGATGGCGACCTGACTAAGATTAAGTTCTTTGAGCAGGCCGCTGGCGCAAAACTTAACATTAGCTACTACGCTTAATCATGCCAACTTTATCAAACGAGACGCCTCCAATGGACTATATTGATTATTTCACCAATCAGTTGCCTAAGAACCTGGCTTCGATGGCAGCGTTGCGCGATGAAATGGCGGCTCGTCAGGGTGCCATGAGCGCGGTTGACGACGCGAACGCCATGAAAGTACAAGCTACTGCGGCGTTGGAAACGGCTAAATCAGACGCAGCGGCTATGCGTGCTGCGGCGGCAAGCATTGCTGCTGCAACGGCGGTTGACCGCAAAACGGCAGACAGCCGTGAAGTTGCGCTGAAACTCCGCGAAGATGCGTTTGAGGACGCCAGTGCAAAACGCACGGCGACCCAAGATCGTGCGGATCAATCCTTGGCGTCACGCGAAAGCTCAATTTCTGACCGCGAAAACGCGGTGAGCATTGCTGAAGCGGCTTTGGCATCTAACACTAAAACGCTAAACGCTCGTGTTGTGGCGTTCCAAGCAAAAGTTGCAGCACTGACAGCCTAAATTTAACCGCACTGGCGCGGCTCGTCAGGGATTCTCAGGAATCAACATGTCCGAAGAAGTATTAGCGGAACAACCCGCGCAGGAACAGGAAGCTACGGCAGCGCCTGAACCCGTAGTAGAAGCGCCGGAAGCAATCGATGGTGAAGTCAAAGAGTCGAAGTTATTTAGCCAAGACGAACTTGACGCAGCCATTGGGAAACGGCTTGCAAGAGAGCAACGCAAGTGGGAACGCGAAGCAAGGTCGGTCGAAGCACCAAAACCAGCCCAAGCAACGCATGTCACTCCTGATCAGTATGCGACGACAGAGGAATACGTTGATGCGTTAACAAATTCCAAAGCCCAGCAGATTGTTCAGCAGCAACAGTTTGCGAAGCAGCAGCAAGAATTGCTTGGCGGTTATCACGATAAGGAAGAAGCAGCGCGGGATAAATACGAGGACTTTGAACAAGTCGCGTACAACCCCAAGCTACCGATTACGGACGTGATGGCGCAGACAATTCAAGCATCGGATAATGGTCCAGATATTGCATATTATCTAGGCACAAATCCGAAAGAAGCTGATCGCATTGCCCGACTCGCACCATTTCTGCAAGCGAAAGAAATAGGACGTTTAGAAGCTAAGGTAGCTTCTGAGCCAGTAACTAAACAAACCTCGAAAGCGCCAGCGCCGATTTCGCCTATTACACCCCGCAGTGGGGGTTCGAGCAACTACGATACAACTGACCCAAGGTCGATAAAAACCATGACCACAAGCCAGTGGATTGAAGCTGAACGGGCACGACAGGTGAAAAAGATGGAAGCCAAGAGAAATCGCTAATATCTTTTAAGGAACATGAATCATGGCCAACAGCCTACTTACCATTGACATGATCACCCGCAAGTCGCTCGAAATTCTTGAGAACAGCTTGGTGATTTCCCGCAACGTAAACAAAGAGTATGACGACAGCTTTGCTGTCGAAGGTGCTAAGATTGGCTCAACCCTGCGGATTCGTCTGCCGGATCGTGCCTTGGTAACTGACGGTGCCGCCCTGCAAGTTCAGGACGACAACGAGCAATTCACTACGCTGACGGTTTCTAGCCAGAAACACATTGGCATCAACTTCACCAGCGCCGAACTGACGATGCAATTGGATGATTTCGCGGAACGTGTGCTGAAACCGCGTATTAGCCAACTGGCTGCATCGGTTGACGCTGACGTTGCCAACGCTTACAAGTCGATTTACGCTTCGGTTGGCACTCCGGGAACCACTCCGGCTACCGCGCTCGTTTTACTACAAGCACAACAGAAACTAAACGAATTGGCTGCTCCAATGTCGCCGCGCTATGCAACCGTGAACCCCGCCGCTAACGCTGCGCTGGTAAACGGCATGAGTGGTTTCTTTAACCCGACGGGTACGATTTCCCGCCAGTTTAAAACCGGCATGATGGGTGAGGGTGTTCTTGGCTACGACGAAATTAATATGTCGCAGTCGATTGTCAACCACACCACGGGCAATTTCCCCGCCGCGCCGATCTGCGCGTCAACGGTTCCGGCCACGCAAGGCGCGACAACGCTGGATATTACTTACACCAGTGGCACCAAGTCGCTCAAGCAAGGCGATATATTTACCATTGCGGCAGTCTATGCGGTTAATCCGCAAACCCGTCTTAGCACTGGTAGCCTGCAACAGTTTGTCGTGACTGCTGACCAGACCCTGACCAGCACCTCGGCGACCATTGCGTTTCAGCCTGCGATGTACACCGCAGCCAATGCGTTGGCCACGATTGATGCGTTCCCGGTGTCTGCGGCTGTCATTACGTTTCTGGGAACCGCCTCTACCGCGTACCCGCAAAACTTGGTCTATCACAAAAATGCAATCACGCTGGCTACGGCTGACCTCTTGCTTCCGCAAGGTGTCGATATGGCATCGCGGCAGGTGCATAACGGTATCTCGATGCGTATCGTGCGTCAGTACGATATTAACAATGACCGTATGCCTTGCCGTGTTGATGTGCTGTACGGCTACTCGGTCATTCGCGCGCCGATGGCCTCCCGCCTCTGGGGTTAATGCAACAAACGCCTTCGCCTAGCGCGGGAGCATCTTAATTTTTAGGAGATACAATCATGGCACTTCCCTCAGTTGGTGGCGGCTATCAGAACACTGATGGCAATCTAAGCGAACAAACAATCGGTGTACAAGCAGATGTGCAAACGGCAACTGCAACTGCAACGCTGTCTGTTGCTCAAATCACCGGAGGTATTTTGGTAGGTAACCCGTCTACTACGGCGGCGTCCTACACTTTGCCTACGGCGACTTTGATCGACGCAACAATGACCAACATGAAA